GGACTAAACGATGACAGAAGAAATTGTAAATGATACAGATAAGAAAACTTATCTTAAAATTTATGAAAAATTAAAAAAACTTGATCCTGATAATCCTCGTCATAATTATAAATTTTTTCAATGTTATTACGAGGCTTGGATTACTTGGCAAAGAAGTAATGGATCTTATATATCAAGACCTTCTTACAATGGCACTGCTGATCCTGTAGAAGCTGCTAAACATGGAATATATTTATCTCCTACTAGGATTGAAAGTGTTTTGATCTGTAATGCCCAACCACCTTGGATACAAATGATGGAAGAAGAACAAAATACACTTAGATGTAATACAAGTACATCAAATGGTACAGCTTATATAGAGGAAGATTGATGAGATATATACTTGATGTCTCAGGTAGAGACTTAGAGCTAATAAAGGCTTCAATTGTTAACTTTGAAAGATCATTAGAAATGTCATCTCAAGGAGACTTTACCCACCTTATTGATGAACTTAATGACACTTATCTAAGTCTTAAAAGACAAAAAACAAAACAACTTAATTCAAAAATAAGAAGAAAATGGAAAGTAATGAGATGAAATGTTTTTATAGAGAACTTGATCGAAGAAAAAAGTATTTGATCACAAAGCTAAACAATGAAATTGCATCACTTGAATGGCAATGGTTTCAAAATGAAATCTCAGATAAAGATTATGTTGTAGCATTTGATGATATACAAAAACGTATTCGATCACTTCAAGGATGACTAATCCACAAAAACGAAAAGGAGACAAAGCTGAAAGGGAAGCAGCAGAACTATTAACAGAAGTTACTGGTTTTGAATGTAAAAGAAATCTTGCAGCAGGAATACCAGATGATGTTGGAGATATATATGGCATACCAAACTGCGTAATACAGGTGGCAGATTACAAAGATAAGTCCAGAGCTTGCTTGGTAAAACCCAGGGAAGTGGAAACACAGAGAAAAAATGCTGGTGTAGACTTCGTTGCAAGCATGGTTAGGTTTAGAGGAGGTCAATGGAGAATGGTCTTGACTCCAGAACAATTCAACACATTGTTACAAGCTGCCTTGCAGTAAACATGATATATGTGTAATATAAATATCAAGTAAACAATTACTCATGGCTACCAAACAGCCTTCGACATTAATCGAGGCACTAAACGCTTTCCAGCAAAAGCATCATGCTGCTGGTTTAGATGGTAAAAATCCATTTTATAAAAGCAAATATACAACATTGGCTCAAGCTCTACTTGCTGTTCAACCAGCTACAGAGTTTGGTCTTTGTCATACACAGTTGAATGATTATGTAATTACTCCAGAGGGAGAAGTTATTACGATAGTCATTACAAAATTGATGCACGTTTCTGGTGATGAACCTTTAGTCAGTAAGTTTCCTGTACCAAAGATTCCCAGTAATGTAAAAAATGCACATCAGGAAGCTGGTTCTGCTCAAACCTATGCTCGTAGATATGGATTACTTTCTGTTTACGGACTAGCTAACGATGATGATGATGGTAATTCACTTACCAAAACTCCACCACCAAAAACAGGTGTAGCGAAAACTCCTACAAAACCTAATCAAAAACTAGAATCTACGTCTGTTTTAGATAAACTTCCTGATCCTATTACCAAAGAAGCAAAGGAAACTATTCTTGAAAAGCTACAGGCACTTCATCAAAGTAATCCACTCAAGATGAAAGATGTAGTCGAATCTTTCAGAAAGAAGTTCAGTATTAAAGATACAAAAATTACCAGACATATTACTACTGCTGAACATGGTGAGTTTTTAGCTCTTGAAATCTCTAAAATAGATGAGAGCTTATGACACCAGATGAAACTGCTAACACTGCGAGAGAACAAGTATTGAATGAACTTCTTCTCCGCAAACAGCAACGTAAAAAAGATTGGAACAAAAACATCTTTAGTGTCAGAACCAATGACACCCTTGCTTCTAAAATAAAAGATCATTGTAAACAAAACAAAGTTTCTTTTAATTCATTCTTCAACACTTTATTAGCTCAATTTTTTAATTAATTATGTCAGATTTTACTTTCAATCCAGCATTACCTAAACCAATTTCTTTTAAGATCCAAGATGGTCAATATGGAAAACAATTAGCTTTGTTCATTCCAACAGAATCTATTACACATTTTGTTGATCATATGCAAAACTTAGTAAATACAAAATTATCATCTGGAAAAGTTTATCTTGGAAAAGAAAAAGGGAACATTAACACGGAAGGTGTATACATCAACGCTAAAATCATGGATGGAGACTACGGCCTTTATGGGCAAATTAATCCCCAGAAAATAGATACAGGAGTAAATGAAGAGTTACCTTTCTAAGCCCAAAGATGAATATTTAGTTAAAGATCCTAATCTAAATATTCACTTTAAAATAATAAATGGTGTACGCTACTGGCTTACACCTCCTCCTTCAGATTATAAAAAATGACACCAGTAAGAAAATCAGTAGAAAAGTTACGCAAACTTAAACAAATAAGACGTAAAAACTTAGAGAAAAATTTTCTAGAAATACAAATGAAAGGACAAGATCATTATGTTTTCATTAAAGAAAATGGCAAAGCTCAAGTGGTTTATGATGAAGGTCGTTGGGTTACAGAACATATAAGAACTGCAATCCTTAAATTTAATTATGAAATTGACAAGATTGATAAATTATTTATCAGAGATTTTACTGACGAGGAGCTTGACGAGTACGAAAAAACTTTGCGATAGGATTTATTGGTTTTCTTTTTCTTAATTCTTTTACAACAGCATTAGCTTCAAGTTCGATCAATCTATTCAACATTGAAGCCATAAATACATCTTGATCAAATTTTTTTCTGACCATATGTGTGCAATATCTTTTTATGTTGTCTAAATCATCAGACTTCATAATTTCTCTACATTGCATTTCGACTTCTAATTCCATTTCTGGAGGGGCTGGCTCAATATCTATGTTGAGAAATTTAGTAATTTTCATTTCATTGGAAAAAGTTGTTTTTCTAAAATTTCAACTGCTTTATCATCTAAAGTATTGGTAGTTTGTTTTGCGATTGATTTTAATAAATCAATCACTAACCTTTTTACAGCAGTTGTTGTCAAAAAGGTCATCAAGATTGGTTTTAAAATTTTGTACATAAAAAAGATATATGTTCTTTCCCAAACATACCAAAGATTAGTCTTTTTGGCCTTCCATACGACTTACGGCTCTTTCTAATCTATTAATTCGACTAAATAATTCAACAATATCTCTATCTCTTCTACTACTTATGTTAGATAAGACCATGACAAAGGCTGTAGCTGCTGCTCCTATTAAGGCTGCATATATCTCAGGCATGAATTTAAGCTATAGTTATGTTTAGTATGCCTAAAATTTTGTCTTATGGTTGAAGAAAAGAAAAAAAATGCCTTTCAGAAACTTAAGGAAGGTTTAGATGACAAAGAAGAGCAACTAGCAATTATTAGTCTTTTTGTCAGATTGGGTGTAGTCGTTTGGAGTGGTTTTATCGTAAGCCTTAATTACATAGAATTGCCTGGATACAGTAATGAGCCAAAAGACATCACGTTCCCTGCAAGTCTTCTGACGGCTGCGATTTCTACCTTTGGCATTGAAGCAAGTAGAAAAAATGGTAGTAAAAAAGACGATAAAGTTGCCGAAAATCAAGGTATGGTACAGACTATAAGGGTAATAACACCTATTAAAATAGAAGGTGCTGAAGTAATCGACCCTAAATCTAAAAAATGAAAAAGCTACTTCCGTTATTATTGTTAGCAACAACACCTGTCTACGCTAATATCAAACAGGAATTTGTAACCTCTGCACAAATATCCATAGACTCGCCTTATGTAATTACAAATGCAGCACCATCGAGTTACAGCATAAGCGGAAACAATATCACAACTTCTACAGGTACAGGAGATAATGTCGTAACTAATGGAATTGGTGGATTAAATCTAGGAAGTTTTGATAATTCTGGAGTGCCAAACGTAGTTCATACAAATAAAACAGTAACCACGGCTGGATCAGCGTTTTCTCTCTCTGAAAGTTATCAAGCTGGTGACGGATCTCAAACTGCAATAACTCCATCAAGTGGTATTGCAACTCTTCCTATTCTTGGGGGTCAGACTACAGTTATATCAGGTGGTACAGCAGGATCGCTTGCTCTTACAAGTTTATCTAGCGGAATCCATACCTGTACTGCTGGAGGGTCAGGTACTAGCTGTATTGGATCTACTACTGTCCGTATTACGATTGACTAGACTTTGGTTATTACTTTTACTACTATGTCCTATAAGAACACTTGCTGTTCCTGTAGTTCCACAATTTCGTAGTGGTTCGAGTCAGACTTCTTCAACATCTGAATCAGTAATAAATGAAACTATCACAAGCCATCAGTATCGGACAGGATATTCTTACTCTGCGTCAGGCCATAATATTGAAAGTAATGACCTTAACGGATATATCAATCCTACAGCTACAACCCTTACAGAACAAACAGTTGGAGGGGTAAGTTTTAGTTGGACTTCACCAAATCTCGAAGCAGTTCCAAGATGGAAAGTAGTAACTCCAGGATCAGCTTTTTCTCTTCAAGAAACTCTAATCACACCAGGATTAGACACAGTAACGACAATAACAAGAACAATAAACACAAGCACCACAATAGAAACTACAACTACATTTGGGCAGTAGCATTACTTCTTTGTCCTACTAAGGTTTTAGCCTCGACAACGGTAGCCAGCCCGTCTAGTAATGCCCAAGGGGTCGTAAATAACAATGCCACCATGATTACACCTTCTTCTATGCCATCTTTTAGGATGAGTCAAGGTATTGTCTGTTCTTCTCCTAGCCTTACAATCACTCCATATATAACCGATTCTCATACATTTTCCTTACCAAGAGAAACAGTAACGAGACAGAATATATATGACGAGAATACTGGAGAAATAAAGTATGTTCAAGAAACTCCTAGATTCGAGAAAGAAAATTTTAATTTAAATTATGGAATCAGTATGCAACTGAACATTCCATTAGGAAAGTCTCCAGCCCTTTGCCATCAAGCAACTCAAGTAAATATTGATGCTCAAAAATTATTGATAAAGAAAACTAAAATGGAAATCAGCCTCTATCGTTTGGAGATGTGTGCGAAACAGGCAAAATTAGGTGTTTATTTTAAGCCCAATACTCCTAGTGCTGTTACTTGTGAAGATATTGTTGTTAATATTCCACCAAATCAAGTAATCCCACATACTCATAAGTTAAAGCAGTAGGCAAGCACGGGTTGGAACTTGCCCACCTAGACGCCCTATCCATTGCCTTGTCGAATAGGGTTTTTTTATTATACACAATAAAAAGTAGATAAGCCCCTTCCAAGTAACTTATCTACTTAAGCCAAGTCTCACGGCTCTTGTTTATTATATCAAATATTTGCATTTTGTAACACAAATAATATAAATTTGACATATAAATAATATATGTTTAATATAAAAAAGTCCGTTAAGGATTTACACTTTCACTCCGTTAAGGAAACTTTTATCATGGCACTTAATAGCTATCAAGTCACAGTTCATGGAACTGCTGGACTTCTCTGTTCAAACGTACAAAACTCTGATCCATTAGGTGAAGGAGCAAAACAAAAAGCATTCTTCTCTAGTAAGAAAAAGAAAAATGATGAAGATCATCTTTGTCTTCGTGCATTAGATTGGGTTTTTTCTGGATATTGGAAAAAAGAAGGTAAGGTTAAAGTTAACGAAACTAAAAACTCTATCGAATTTGATGGATTCTCTGATCCATATATGCCAGGTGCTAACTTCTTGCGTTGTCTTAGAAACGCTGCTACCAAATGGAAGTTAGGTAAAGACGTTCTTCGTTCTGTTGTTGTTACTAATGATCCATTAATCGAATACGAAGGATCAAAAGATGCTTTGGAAATGTACACAAAGGATCAGAGTTATTTTTCTAATACAGCATTTACATCAAGAGGTGTCTGGGTTCAAAGATTATTATTTCCAGATTGGAAATGTACTTTTGAGCTAATGGTTGATGATGAGATATTAAGTGTATCTCAGCTAAATAGAATTATTACAATGGCTGGTAAAGCTGAAGGGTTAGGTACATGGAGGCCAAGATTCGGTAGATTCTCTGCATCTGAACTAGTGGAGATGGCTGACTAATGCCAAATCCAAGAATAGACGGAATAGATTGGAGATCACTTGAAAAAGGTGATCTCATTCCAGAAGAACATATCCTTGATTACTGGAACACTTGTTATCCAGATAAAGAGTGGGATAAGTTCAGCATGGTTACTGTTAAAGCTAACATCGAAAAACTTCGTGAAGGTATTAACAGACCCATTGTTCTCAAAGAAGTAAAAGGAACTCTGGTTGTGCTTACTGATAAAGAGGCTGTTGATTATTCAGCAGCCCAAGCCAATGCTGGTATCAAAAAACATCGTAGGCATACTCGTAGACTATTTACTCACATAGATGCTTCTAAATTAGATCAAGCTAAGAAGCGTGATTTAGAAACCAAACAAATTCATCATGCGTTTATAGCTTCTGCTGCTGATGGTGCTAGAAAAGAATCATTACAGTTGCAAAGAAAAGGAGAAAGACTACCTAAGTCTTTGATCGAAAAGTCAGACTTTAAGAAATCTTCTTAACGACTCCATTCCTATTTTCTTATCGCACCTTCTCTCTTATCATCGCTCCGTGTTATTGCTCGCTTTCGTGCCTTATGCCTCTAGACCCCTTTGTGCCTTGTAATTCCTCGTTACTCACTTCTTATCAATCGTTATGGGTGTTACGATAAACCCTTCTTAACATCTCTTGTAGGTGCAAGAACCAAAGAGATGAAAATCGCCTCAAACCCCCTCTCCTCGAATTAATTTAATTCTGTGTCGCTCTTTGCTGTGCAAATTTGCTCAAGGTAATTCGGTTTTGTGCCCTTTCATTCGCCTCATATCAAGCGTTGTAAGTCTTACGATAAACTTTCCTCAACATCCTTCTGGGTTAATAGCCTTGAAAGATGATTAATCCCGCTTTTTTTGACTCTTTTCGACTAATTGCCATAGTTATGTTGCTCTATGTCACTCTTAGCCGTTCCAATCCACTCACCTCGATTTTTCTTGTTTCAATTCCCTTCAAAACACTTCTCCATGATCCTGCGTCACTCTTGGTCACTCCACTCAAAACTATCGTTTTCAGTTTACGATTAAAACTGTCCTTAACACTTCTATGACTTAATAGGTTTGCGAAGTGATTTTGATTCGATGTATAGAACTCGCATCTATGCGACCCGCAATAAATCGGTTCTTTGCACTTCGGCTCACATTGCCTCTATTTAATTAATTGCAGCGTCATTACCCTTCAAGACACTTCAATTTGACTCATTTCAAATCAATCGCTTGCCAGTTCCACGATTAAGAACTGGTATCCTTTTTCTTTTTGGTTGTTAATTTTTTAAATATATTTTTGATAGCTGGTTTGATTATATTGAGAATAAGAGGGCTACTCGCAGCCACAAGGCCAATAACAGCAGTAGAAACAATAGTGCTCGGTTCTGGGATGTATTGATCCACAAAAGGAACGTCTTCATATAGAGTGATGCACTCAATACCATCATCACCTCTTTCATGTCCGATGACACGTTCTAATCTTTTTTCGTTACGAAAGTCTCCTACTCTCTGATTGTTTTTACCAGGGCAAGGCTCTAGTTCAATATCTTTTTCTTTTGGTATCTCTGGTATCTCTGGAGTCGTTGTTTCTGGTAAGGGTGGGGTTTCATTATTAACAGGAACTTCTTCTGTAATGACCAAATTCTCAGGTGTATAGTCAAGAGGAATGAAACTAGGAAATGGTACATCGCACGTTGTATATACTCCATTAGGATCATCTAATAACAAATTACGATTACCAGTATTTTTTATATCTCGATGCTGATAAGTACAACCAGGAACATCAATATCAGGTGGTTTTGCTATCTCAATGTAGTGTGGACTATATATTTCTGGTACTTCTGGAATATATATCTCTCGAATTTGAATATCAGGTATTTCAATCGTAGGCATCTCTAGGAAGGTAAACTTCTACATGAGAATAACATTTCGGACAAGAAAGATTAGTTACCATACTATATTCCGATGACATAATTGGGTGATCTTCACCATCTAAACTATGATCTGCACCCCAAATCAGTTCGGTATTACAATGCCAGCAGTTCATATCTGCGATTCACCCATTGTTGGTGGTATTGGTAAGGATGGGCCAGTAAGATCAGGTAATCCTTTTTCTAATACTTTTGGCATCATTCCTTGAACACCTCCAAGAACTTTATTCATCATCTTTGTTTGGAACTGCTCTGATGTTACATATTTATATCCAAAGTACGCTCCACCACTCATGGAAGCTACCATTATGAATGAGATGATACTCAAAATCTGACAGACCCGATTTAGCATAGAAAAAATGATTAAATTTGCAATTTTGAAAGCACTATCTTTTACAAGTGTGCTTGTATTACTGCTTATTGTAGCTCTATCCCCTCTCTACGTCACTATGGGGTTAATGACAAGACAAATGCAGGAAAAGGTTAATTAATCAGCAGCTTCGGGTGTTCCTTTCTCTGTATAGGGATCTTCGCCATTTAGCCATTTAAGATATTCTTGGTAGTCGGTGTTTGCTTCGTCTTTTGGAATATGCAACATATCTTCTTTTCTTAAAATCATAGGTAACTCTACATCTGTGTCACAACTTTTAAGTTTTTTATATGTGTAAGTCATAATTTAAAGCTCCGCATTAAAAGTACCTTCATACAAAACATCTGTTTGAGAGCTAGCTTGATAACCAGTAAATCCAGTAATTTTTGTCGATAACGTATAGTTTGACATTGATCCAGATGGTGCTGTTCTCATTGTAGTAGGAAAACTTAAATTAATCCTTGAACGACCATCGGCTGTGGTTGGCAAAAATGAAGTAGTATTTGCTTGTAATAAATAAAAATATCTTTGACATAAAGCAAGCTCCTGACCATATGACCTATGTTCAAAATCTGTTGCCACGCTGCCTACTTCTAACTGAACTCCTGTTAGTTGCCAAGTAGCATTATTTGTAGTTACTAAACTATTTGTAACGTGACCACCAAGTAAGTAAGCGGAACTATAATTACCCCAACTTGGAGATGCAGTATTAAAATTAGCACCAGCAGCTAAACCCCACATAAGTCTGAATCGTTCAGTATTATCGTTTGTAATTGCAGGACCAGCAGTATCGCCAGGAATAGTAATAGTTTTCCTTTCCCAAGTATTGGCAGAATTAATTGTATATGGTGCTGTAATTACCCTATCTGTACTATCTTCCCTATAAACAGTAAATCCAAAAGTTCCCGTTATAGAGGCTTTAACGTAAAAAGAAATTGTTATAGTTTTAGCAGCCGAACTACCATACGCTAAATCTTGAAAATCTTGACCTTCTAATTTAGTTTGTATTCTAAACTGTTCATTAGAAGCTATAGAGCTCTCTGGTGTGGTGGTTGTTATTTTTATAGACTTGCCGAAACCATCAGGTGCATCTGAACTTTGTTCAAGTGTTTGAACTAATTGATCCATTTGTGTAACTTCCGCTTTAAATCTATCAACAACAAAAGCACTACTATTTGTGGTTGATGTCTGTCTTTGACTAACAGTCATCCCACCATTTATTATCTTGTTTCTATTGCTTCTATTAGTAATATTGGCAGTACACGTTCCATCAGAATTGTTGACAGTAATAGCAGCATCTGTAGCTCCTACCCCTTTTATCGAATTGACTTTGATCTCTGACATAATTAACTATAAGGTGAGTCTCCAAGAATAGATGTGTTCCATTGTGCTTTCAATCCATCTGTATCAGAAGCACTTTCAATCGCAGAATCAGCAGGGGCATCTCTCAATGCTTGCTTTTTACTAACTATATCAGTAGTACTAGCACCTGTCTCTAATGCTTTTTGAAACTCAATATCAAGTTCTGCAAGTTTTGGTGTTCTTGCATTTCTTATATTTGTTTTATGTATCTCTCTGGCTTTTGCCATGTCTATACCAAATCCCATAATTT